TAATGCATTAAGAGCAACAATAGTACCTACAGTATCTGGATTTCCTAACTGATCAGATGCAAGAGTTACAGGAACAGAGGCAGTCATAGCTTTCTGTCCTAATGTAGTATTCGTACTACCCCATTGCGATATATTTTCATTCCAAGGAGTAGCATTAGCAGTTCCTTGATTTGCTGTTACTGTTCCAGATATTGTAAGTGTAGGAGCAGTAATGATGCTAATACGCATTGCATTATTAGCAAAATCAGCAGCATATACAGGCCCAGAGGAAGTCCAAAGACGAATGAAAGTGAAAGAATCTTGTGCAGAAAGATTAGCAGATGCTAATAGGAAAAAGACAACAGGCAAAAGATAATTAATAAATCTTCTCTTCGCTTTACCAACTCTCAAGAATTCTCCCAAAGCTCTAAAAACTCCTCGATCTATGTCGTATTTGGTCATTTCAGGGATTAATACTTTAACTGATCTATCTGAGAGTTCTCCCTCTTTATTCAAGATGAATCTCTTAACGCCTAACTCTCTTAATTTCTCTACTAGTAACTTCTCAAGTTCATTGTTACCAGTCGTAATCTCTATATCTTCCCTCTTTTCATATCGAAGGGTAACTTGATAATCTGGATTATTAGTAGTTAACTCATAACCAGAGTTACTTAACCAACCAGAAAGGGGACTACTAACTGCTATTACTTGGAGTCTCATAATATTACTTTAATAACAAATCTTCTTTATCACGCCAGATGCAATACCTGAGAGCTTACCATAAATAAAAGGAACGGCGGCGCGGTACTTAGGACTATTAACTATGTGAGCTAGTTCCTCGGGAAATTTACTGAATTCAGACAAAGTTAATTCACTATTTGCATCAGTTGGATCTGAGCGCACAAGTAAGTTATTAGCATTAAAATTCTGACAAATAATCTTCATGGCGCCGCAATCTTTAGTTGGATAGATTGCAGCAAAAGAGATATTATCCAATGTCTGACTTCCAATATCAATATTTGGAGCAGGAGCGGACATAATGTCTAGTTACCAGAAACCTACAACAGTTGCCGCAGTACCAGTAGCATTAACTCGTTTTACTCCACCCTTATAAGTGAATCCAATTGCCTGAGCACCAAGAGCTACAACTTGATTTCCTTTAGTAAGAATAGTAACTGTACCAGCAACAGTAACTAGCAAGCCAGTATAAGGTTGATTTGGATTAACAGTATCACTTGGAGTTACAACTTCAGCGTTATTGAACGGAGCGAATACTTCAGCCATTTACTGCTCCTTGAGGTGGTTTATTAGAACTTGAAACTGGCGGCGCAACTGGAGGAAGTTGAGATGGAATCAATCCTTCTTGTGCTTCAATCTGTCTCTTAATATCTTCAGGTGTATCCTTATAGTTCATGGATTCGGCAGGAGCTTTAGCTGTCTTCTTCCTTTCTGCCTCATCTTGCTGCACCTGCTGCTGTTGTACTATTGCATTATGAGCCTGCAAATGAAGCATGAAATTCTGCCAGCCAGCAGGATTACTCTCTTTAATATACAAGCCAACATCAGAGCAGGCAAAAGCCTTCATTACTTCAGCATGAATATTGCTATCATCAATATCTGGATCTATTGGAACAGAAGAAATCATTTGCGGCTGCCCTGTATTTGGATCTAGGGCGCCGCTTGGATCAGGAGTTGGTTCAGAGGTAATAAGAGCCTGGATTTCCTCAAGCTGCTTATTTCTGTCATTGTCTCCTGGAACAAACAGTTCATCTATTCCAATTAATTGAGCTAACAGACCAACGTTCTCTGGATGAAAGATAACTGAAGTAATCATCTGATCTTTCATGTTGATTAGATCCATGAGAGTACTTCTTTTCTGCGCCCAGCTAGTTGGGAATTGTTCAGTTACTTCAGGAGATACTCTACCTATCTTGCCTTGTGTTTCTGCTTTCTTGATCCAAACATTAATGAAGCTGTTCCCCTGCTTAGTTGTATAAAATTCATCGTCTGCCATGTTGTCAATAAAAGACCTGATTGCCTTGTTCATGATGTTTGCGTAGAACCAAGAGATTACTTTCCAGATAATGCTGAGTCGTTGAAGAGCGTTATTTTTACTCTCTTTGTACTCGAAGGCTGTCTTACTTCCAGTTGCCTCGCCGCCAAAGACAGAAGGAAAAGCTCCAGTTACGAATTGACCTAATCTCTCAAGTTTATCATCTAAATCTTTTGCTTCTTTAGGAAGAACACTAGTACGCAACTCTGCAATATTATCATCAAGTTTAGTTCCATTAGCAGACATTGCCATTGGAAAGACTTGACCTGGTTCTTTGCGAGTTTTACGATAATTTTCAAAACTAAAGACTTCTGGATTAATGAAAGTTGTTCCAATAGAATGTTTGAAGCACTTAACCTCCAAGGACATTACATCATTAGTTAATTCCTGGATAGGTACAGCGTTCTTAGCAGGAGGAATAGCAAGAAGTCTTCTGTCTCCAGGGTTCTCGGAAAATGTCCAACATTCATCAAGATTTTCCCCCTTAACTTCAGGAATCTCATCATTAATAACTGCAAAATAGATTCCTTCAGGATACATCTCGTAGAGTTTGTCAGAAAGTTCCTTATCTCCAAGAATACAGAAAGCATCTGGCTTGAACCATACACGCTGCAAGGAAGTTAGATTCTCTAGAGTTTCTCCTGTTACTTCATAGTTACTTCTAGCCCATCTTTCATAACTATTAGCGGCGCCGCCTTCTCCTCCTTTAATTTTCTCATAATAATCAGGATACTTGTGACGGAGCTGTGAGTAATGATATTCTTCTTCTAGAATGACCCAAATAACCTCACCTTTACTCTTAGCAAAAACTGGAATCTTTACCTCAAGCGGCCCGTAGATATCTATTACCTGACGAGAGCGAGGGATCTGCTCAAAGCCAGTTACTTCATTTGAAGTCTCTTGAGTAACATTAGAAATTGGGTTAACAGGTGCATTGCATGTCTCACAAGGTTCAAGGTTTTCATCTAGGATGCTATCGCCTACAACATCAAATCCAGTAGTTGGATCTGTTTGAGTATCTTTTGCTAAAGGAGCTTCAACTTCTGGAGCAACATAATCTTCTGTAAGGACTCTAGAAGAACTTAGTGAACTTCCACAATTAGGACAAGATTTTGCTGTATTAGTATAACTTACATCAGAACGAATCGGCTTTGTATGAGTACCGTATGCTTCGCTTTCATGAGAATGATTATGCGCCGCAACAAATCCGAATTGCCAGAGTGTCATTGCAGCTTTTAACAGCCCTAATTCCATGCTATTATGTTCTGCAATGATTCGTTCTGTTTTACTGTAAGCCTTGGAAGTTTTTACATCATCAATTTGATCAGCGTTATCTGGATAATAATTTACCTTTGGAAGCCCTGGGGTGACGGCGCCTGCTATTGATTCTCCATAGGCGCGCAGGATATTGATTGACTTATTAAACGTCATTGGATCAATTACAATATTATTAGGCAGCCTCATTACTTTGTCAATGAGCTGCCATTCCTTATCCATTGCATTCCAGAAGATAGGCTGGATTCCTTCCCAGAGTAAAGAGTAATATTTCCACTGGCGTACTAAGAGTTCTCGTGAAGGAGCTTCCTCTTTGTCTATGATATTGAGTATAGAGAGAAGAGCATCCCTGAGTTCTTCATCTGTAAGGATGAGTTCTGGTTGATTTTGTTGATTTGTTTCTGTAGCAGTTAACTCTCCAACAGGTGGAAGCAAAGGATTATCCATTAATGCTGGATCAATTTCATCTGGACTCACCGGAGGAGGAATAGTTGTGGACATTAGTTCTTACTTATTTATCCTTCAAACTACCAAGAGAAACTACATTCTGCTTCTGTGCTTCTGCAACAGCAAAAGGATTATGAGACAAATGATTTAAGAGACCAATGACAGCGCCAGCTAAAAATACCTTTCCCATGGAGCTATAATCTGCTAGATTATGCAAAAGGATCTGGGATGAAATAGCAGCGGTGGCGCCGCCTGTTATGATTGACTGTAGAAGCAAACGAAAGTAAGGATTCATTTTTCTCTTTCTTTAGAAGGATGCAATTACCTCTGCACCAGCTCCTAATTCGCCAGTCCATTTTCTATCTGCATAACCTTTGAATTGCCAGGTATCTCCTGCCTTAACTACAATAGCTAACTGAGCGCCGTTTAAGTCAACATGAGCTATGATTGCATTTGTATGTCCTACTGGCACTTTAGATAATGCTTCATCTACTGCTCTATCTATTGCGGCGTCATTAAACATTGACATTAAGTCTTTTCTCCTGCTTCTTACTTAACTCTGCAAGCTACTTCAGGCTTCGCGCCTTTTTCTACATCTTTCCAATTGATTATGTACAACTGACCTTCAGCACACTTTACTGTAACTGTATCAGTTAAAGAAACAAAAGGACAAACTGTAGAACAGACAGAGCATACTGTCTTTACTGCTGGACTAAGGCTTGCACAAGCAGTTAGAGTTACAACAAAGATAACAACTAGAAATTTATTTAGCATCTTCTCTTTCTTCTTTCCTTGATTGCTTTAAGAAATAAATCTCTGCACGATCTGTAGCTATCATATTGATTATTTCGTGATAACGTTCTCGCCCTATCCTGGTTTCCTCACGTAACAATTTAATCTCGTCTTGTAATCTGTCTACTTTAGCTTTAAGGGTAAACCATGCAAATAAAGCTCCAAGTATACCTGAAAGAACCTCAATTACGTGATCTTGAATCCACTGTAACATGAGGTAAATTAGAGAGTAAGTCCACCACAGACTGACCACTGATTACAGATACTTGCTGTACCATGTAGATTTGGACGTACTAGTAAGTTATAAGGATTATCATTAGGAAAAACTGGATGCTGTACTCCTTCTGGTAAATTAGGACTTCCATTCCAGTACCACATAGGATATGGCGCAGGTCCAACAATCAAATCATTACAAGCCTTAATAATAGTAGGATCTGTTCCTTCCGTTCTCGGAGGACAGTAACGACGGTTATCAGTATAACCTATTGCCCTACAATAGACATCATCAGGTCCAACTAAGGGAGTAGAAGTAAGTGTAATCCAGTTAGGTCCTACGTTATGAATCTTTACTTCCCATTTACTTAGAGGTCCAGGAGTTGGATTAGAACAAATACCTGGACTTGGAGTAGGAATTGGAGAAGGAGAAGGAGAAGGATTTGGAGAAGGACTAACTTCTAAGAATACCTTAACTTCCTGTAGCATATTCTCGTCTTTGGCCGGCCGGCAAATAGAACGAGTATCAGCCCATCTTGCTTTCTTAGCTGAAGTTATTGGCTGATAAAATTCAATCTTGCTTAGATTATTACGCACTCCCATCTCAGAGGCAAGGCCTCTCTTAAGACAAGAACCATCGACCGCAAACTTCCAACAGTCTCCAGAGTTCAAATCAAAAGAAGTGCAGAAGCCTTGATCTTCTAGACTTTGCATTACTCTGATTAGAATTATTCTCCACTCATTACCTACATTACAATCGGAACCTACTGCACAACCACTTGCTGTTGATAATGCCTCATTAACTCTATTTCTAAAATCACCAGGAAGATTCTCTTGGCATATAGAAGCCTGAGTCTGTTTTATGCAATTACCATTAGGAGTAGGAGTTGGAGTAGGAGCTGGACTAGGAGGTAAAGTTGTAGTAGTTGTAGTTGTAGGAGGAGGAAGAGTAGTAGTTGTAGTAGAAGTAGTTGTGGTAGTCGTAACTGGTGGAACAGTACACTTACCTGAAGCAAGAACTTCTTTACAGCCTGGAATAGTTGGATCGTCCTGACACTTTTTACAGACGTCTGCACAGGAGTATGCATAAGATATAAAGGCAAGAGGAAGAATGTATAAACCGAGACTAACTAGTAACTGGCTTTTCTTCATTAAGGTTACTCTCTTTGGCTTTCTTTTTCTGATATTCTGCTTCTGCTAGATCTTGGAAATGTTTTTCTAAAGTTGACCTAGCGTCTTCGTAATCTCCTATGATTGTATCTCCAGAAGGAGTCAGATCATCAAGTTTGATTAACTGTCTAGCAGGAGTTACAATTGAAGCAGTAGTTTTCCTAATTAGCTCTAAATTCACTGCCCTAAGAAACTTAACTTCATCTCGCAGAGTCTTAATTAATTCAGACTCTTCATCTACAGTTATCTCTCTATACCCTTCTTCAGACTTCACTTCAGTCATAAAGACTCACTGCTTTCACTTCATTCATGACCTTCTGATTTTCTAAGTTCATCATTCTGTTCTCAAGTGCATTATAGTCACGATCAACTTCAAACTTTGCCATTATCTCATTATATCGTTCTCGATATTTAGCAGTTCTTTTCAGTTCTACAATGAAATGATCTGTCTCTTTTAGTAAGTACCTAATTGCATCATACGGGTCATCTCCATCGAATTCCTTTACGTCTTCAGTATTCCTTCCATCTTTTTCTTCATATTGACAATCTTCGAGGCAATCTAGAAGTTCAGTGCAGAAGCCACCGTCAAAAAATAATAATTTAGGGATATTAGTTTCGGCCGCTTCAGGAGTAAAACTATCTAAGTAATTGTGATAGGCCGCGATTCCTTTCTCTCTTAGAAGCTCATTAGCATGTTCAATGTTCAGAGCAGAGATTTCTTCAGTATGTTTTCTAATCGGTTTAGGCTCCCAACGAAGCATATCATGTAGAAGTTGCTTGCCGCCTATTCTATCATTATCTGCTTTCTTTGGAGCTAAACCTGACCATTTGGTAAACTGTTGCTGTATTGTTAATTCATCACCGCGCTGTTGCCATGCTGAGGGATCAAGAATAACTCGAGATAAGTGTTCATATTGGCTTCTCTCTGCTACTTCAGTTGCCCATGTAGAGATATTAGTTTTACGCTTAGAATACGTTCTATAAATAATTATTCTATGCTCTGGACTCATGGCGGCCCAGATTCCAAAGGTCTTAGCAGTAAAGCCCCAGTCTAATGCTAAGATCCGCGGCCACCAGTCAGGAATATCAAATGGAGCTATCATGTGATAAGCATTATCTGGCTCGCTTGGAATTCTGTTTCTTCTAAGTTCAGTGAATACTCTACCAGAGAATGTAAACCAGTTACCAGAGATTTTGGCTTCACGTTCTTTCTCTGGAAGCATCTGTAAGCGGTTAATGTAATCTGGGTCATTCTTAACAAGATAAGGATTATCATTCAGGCGCGCCGGGATAAATATTCTCTTAACTCCAGTCTTTCGA